AAACACACCACAATGCCACGATCCCAGAGGCCATCGTCCAAGAGATCCGCGAACTCCACGAAGAACACCGCTGGGGATATCGTCGCATCGCCAAACACCTCGGACTCCGCTGGACCACTGTCAGCAAAATCTGCCGATACCAGCGTCGCGCCTGTCTCCCAGCCGACTGGAAACGCCCTCGTCAAGCGAAGAGTGGGACGGCCGGCCCTAACCAAAGCGCCTGAACCGCTTGCCAGCGAGGTGCTTACGTGGCTTGCGAAAGGTAAGACACTGACCTCATTCTCCAACCGAGAAGGCAAGCCAGACCGCGTGACTGTGTTTCGGTGGATACAGGCCGACCCTGAATTTGCGCAACGCTACAGGGAGGCACGCGAATCTGGACTTGAGGCCATGTTCGAGCAGTGCGGTGAGATCGCCGACATCGAACCGGAAACGCCCGTCCAGGCCGCGTGGAGGCGATATCAGATCGACACCAAGCTCAAGATCCTCCGCATGGCAAACCCAGCCAAGTACGGCGAGAAGGTCGCCGTAGATCACGGCGGCGGAATCACCCTCAACGTCATCACTGGCGTACCTGATGGCGAATGAAACCATCCGCCTCGGCTACGAGCCACGGGATTGGCAGCGGCGGTGCCACCTCGAGCGCCGGCGGTTCACCGTCCTCGCCCTGCACCGACGCGCCGGGAAGACCGAACTCGCCCTCATGGAACTGCTTCACCGGGCAGTCAAGTGCACGTCGGATCTCGGGTTCTTCGTGTACGTCGCGCCATTCTTGAAACAGGCCAAGGCCATCGCCTGGGCGCGATTGAAGCAGAGGATTGACCCGTTCATCCGCACCGGGACCGTGGACGTGAACGAGGCCGACCTCGCCGTCACGTTCAAGCACAACAAGGCCACGATCCGCCTGTTCGGCGGCGACAACCCCGACGCCTTGCGTGGCGTGCGCCTCGATGGTTGCGTCATCGACGAGGTCGCGCAGATCAAGCCCGAGGTATGGGAGGCCATCATCCAGCCAGCCCTCTCCGACCGTCAGGGGTGGGCGCTGTTCATCGGCACGCCAGCCGGAATCAACATGTTCAGCGAGCTGTACTACCGCGCAGCAAGCGGTTCCCTCGAGGATTGGTATGCGGCGAAGTACACGGTGTACGACACTGACGCGCTCGCGCCCGACGAAGTGAAGCGCCTAGAGCGCGACATGCCCGAGGCGGCGTTCGCACGCGAGTACCTGTGCGACTTCAGCGCGGCAGGCGACGACCAGCTCATCAGCCTCTCCGACGCCGAGGGCGCGTCGCAGCGCGAGTACCAGGACGGCGACATCATCGACCAGCCGCTCATCGTCGGCGTTGACCCGGCCCGATTCGGGGACGACCGCAGCGTGATTGTGCTGCGCCAGGGGCTGCGCATGGAGAAGCCCATCGTTCACCACGGCATCGACAACATGGCGCTGGCGGCGGCCGTTGCCAACGTCATTGAGGACCGCGACCCGGACGCCGTGTTCATCGACGCCGGGGCCGGCGCGGGCGTGATCGACCGCCTGCGGCAGCTCGGATACGACGTGACCGAGGTGCCGTTCGGCGGCAAGGCAACCTACGCCAACCTGTTCATCAACAAGCGCACCGAGATGTGGTGGGCCATACGCGAATGGATACAGGCTGGTGGCTCAATCCCGAATGACATCACGCTCAAGCAGGAAATCAGCACGCCGATCTACTGGTACGACGCTGCTGGTAAGCGCGTGCTCGAGTCGAAGGACGAAATCAAGAAGCGACTCCAGGGCGGCGGGAGCCCGGACATGGCCGACGCGCTGTGCCTGACGTTCGCGTACCCGGTCGCCAAGATGCTGCCACGCGAGGTGCGCGAGCGCATCGACACGCGCCCGACCGACTACGACCCGTATGAACAGGTGAGTACCCGTAATCGTTAGACGGAGGTCTACAGTCATGTCCGTCAGGATTTCCACAATGAGTCGCATTGCGCTTGTTGAACCCGCGGATGTCATGCCCGCGATCACCGAACTCATGCGTCAGAATTGGGACGAAACCGGATTTGGCTTTGAGTTCAAGCCGTCCGTGGAAACATACCAGGCCGTTGTTGACCTTGGCCTGATGTTCGTTCTTGCGGCATTCGATGGCGACGAGATAGTTGGGTACTGCACGATGACCGTGACGAATCACATGCACAACCCTGCCATCAAGGTCGCAGCGAATGACGCGTTGTTTGTGCGCCCTGATTATCGCGGTATTACCGCTGGCAGACTCATCATCGCTGCTGAGAAAGAAGCCGCAAAGCGCGGTGCAAACCGCGTTCTGTGGCACACTCGAGCCGGCACCGATCTTGCAAACGCGTTCACACGGCGTGGCTACACGCCTGCCGACATTGTTGTCACGAAGGAGATTTGAAATGGGAATCGAAGCATCGGTACTTGCAGCGTGGGCATTGGCCGCAGGCGCAGCCGCTGGCGCAGGCGCAACCGCTTACAGCGCAGTTAGTTCAAGTCAGGCGCAGGACTATGCGGCTCGGCAGCAGAAGAAGGCGCAAGATGCTGCCGCCGCCAAGGCCCGTACGGAGCAGCGCCGTAGCCAGCAGGCAATGGCCGCCGCTAATCGTGCAGAACCAGATGTTTCCGGGATTATGGGCGCCGCCCAATCCGGTGCTGCTGGTGGTCCGGCAAGCACCATGCTGGCAGGTCCGACGGGCGTAAATCCCCAGGAACTTCAGCTTGGGCGCACGTCGCTCCTCGGAGGCTAAATGAGCGAGTACACCGGAGACAACTCGTCGTATCCTGGCGCTCCCACGCGGGATCGACTGTTTACCCGGTGGGGTCAGCTCAAGAGCGAGCGTGCGTCGTGGTTCGCGCACTGGCAGGAACTCACGTCCTACATCCTGCCGCGGAACGGACGCTACTTCCGCCAGGATCGTGACCGCGGATACCGCCGTCACAACAACATCTACGACTCCACTGGTACCCGCGCACTGCGCGTCCTTGGCGCTGGCATGATGTCAGGTGCAACGTCGCCGGCGCGCCAGTGGTTTCGCCTCGCCACGCCGGACCCGGAACTCAACTCCTACGAGCCTGTCAAGCTGTGGCTCGATGACGTGACGAAGCGCATGCAGCGCGTGTTCCAGAAGTCGAACACCTACAACGCGCTGCACCAGATGTACGAGGAACTTGGCACGTTCGGCACCGCAGCCACCATCCTGCTTCCCGACTACCAGAGCGTCATCCACCACTACCCGCTGACCTGCGGCGAATACTGCATTTCGACCGATGCGAAGGGCCGCGTCTGCACGCTGTACCGAGAGTTCGAGATGACCGTCTCGCAGGTCGTGAAGGAGTTCGGCCTCGAGAAGTGCAGCGTGTCGGTGCAGAACATGTACCGCACCGGGAACCTCGACCAGTGGGTGCCCGTGATCCACTGCATCGAACCGCGTGCAGACCGAGACATGGGCAAGCGCGACGCCAAGAACATGCCTTGGGGTTCGTATTACTTCGAGATCGGTGGCGAAGAAGGCGTGTTCCTGCGCGAGAGCGGGTTCCAGTATTTCCCGGCGCTCTGCCCGCGTTGGTCCGTGATCGGTGGCGACATCTACGGCAACAGCCCTGGCATGGAGGCGCTTGGAGACATCAAGCAGCTCCAGCACGAGCAGCTCCGCAAGGCGCAGGCCATCGACTACCAGACGAAGCCGCCTCTCCAGGTGCCGGCGTCCATGAAGAACCGCGACGTGGAAACGCTCCCAGGCGGTGTGTCGTACTACGACGGCCAGTCCAACGGGATCAAGACCGCATTCGAGGTGAACCTGAACCTTCAGTACCTGCTGAATGACATCATGGATTGCCGCGAGCGCGTGCGTGGTTCGTTCTACGCGGACCTGTTCCTGATGCTCGCCAATACCCCGAACACTCGCATGACGGCCACCGAGGTCGCCGAGCGCCACGAGGAAAAGCTCCTCATGCTCGGGCCTGTCCTCGAGCGCCTGCACAACGAGCTGCTGTCACCGCTCGTGGACATTACGTTCACGCGCATGGTTGCTGCCGGCGCACTGCCGCCCGCCCCGCAGGAATTGCAGGGAATGGACCTGAACGTCGAGTTTGTGTCCATGCTTGCGCAGGCGCAGCGTGCCATCGGCACCAACGCCGTGGACCGTTTCGTCGGCAACCTCGGTGCCATCGCCCGCATGAAGCCGGACATCCTGGACAAGTTCGACCAGGACCAGTGGGCCGACGTTTACGCCGACATGCTCGGCGTGGACCCGTCGCTCATCATCGCCGACAAGGAAGTCGCGGTCCTGCGCGATGCCCGCAATCAGGCGATGGCTGCGAAGGAACAGGCTGCCGCAATGCAGCAGACCTCGCAGAGCGTCAAGAACATGGCGCAGGCACCGACTGGCAATCAGAACGCACTCACCGACGTGATGAACATGTTCTCGGGGTACGGCTCGCCCTCTGGTGTTGAGGTCTAACAGTACCCGTAAGCATTAGCCTCAGGGATACAGTCCCGCCGTGAGCAACTACGACCCCCTCGACCTGCGGGGCCAAGAGCGTGACCGAGCCAACAAAGAGCTTCGTGATCGCCTTGACCGACAGAACGAGGAGGCCGACGTGAAGTGGCTCATGTCTAGCAAGCGCGGCCGACGCATTGTGTGGCGGCTGCTGGACCAGGCGGGCGTGTTCCGAACTTCCTTCAACACCAACGCGATGTCGATGGCATTCGCGGAGGGTGGCAGGAACTACGGGCTACGGATGCTCGGCATGGTCCACGCGCTCTGCCCAGACCAGTATCCGGCAATGATGAAGGAACAGGCACACGATGAACGAACCAACGATGATGGAAACGGCTGAAACCAACACTACAGCCGCTCCCGCATCTAGTGCTACCGCAAGCATTTCGGCGACGGCCGAGAAGCTGTACGGTGGCGAGCAGAAGGCGACCACGACCCAGGGCCAGCAAGCCGCAGATGCGGCCGCTGCCGGCAAGGTTCCTGAAGCCAACGACGCAAAGGCCGCTGAGGCACCCGCCGACGCCAAGCCGACCGCGCCGGAAACCTACGAGTTCAAGGCACCGGAGGGTCAATCATTCGACTCCGAGGTCATTGCTGAATACTCAAAGGTGGCGAAGGAACTGAACCTGTCGCAGGAAGCCGCGCAGCGCGTCCTTGATGCAGTTGGCCCCAAGTTGGCTGAACGTCAGGCGGCGCAGATCGAGGCAGTTCGCAACGGATGGTCCGACAGCAGCAAGGCCGACAAGGAGTTTGGCGGCGAGCGTCTGTCGGCGAACCTGTCCGTGGCGAAGAAGGCGCTCGATGCGTTCGGTACTGCCGAACTCCGCAGCCTGCTCAACGAGTCCGGCCTCGGGAACCACCCGGAAGTGATCCGGTTCATGTTCCGCGCCGGGAAGGCG